GTTTGCTGATGCTGTAAATAATCCATCGTATATTTCGATAATTTTTTCCCTAAACGATAAAAAAAAACCATTGCACCTAAAGCAACATTAACAGGAGCATCTTTCATCACCTCCCAGTACTTATCTGAGCCATCGTAATCTTCAATTAGATATTTACCATTCTTGTTAAATGTAATCGGTCTGTATAATACAGCCATTGCCTTATGCATATTACTCCAGTCAGACATAAAACTTTCCAAATCTACATATTCACCAAATGTCATTTCGTCTAAGGAAGGTATCATACCAAAGCTAACCTCTACATCATTAGAGCCAGTCATACTAAACTCTTTGATTAGTGGAGTAGGTTCTTCAAAGCATTTACCTATTTGTTGTAATACTCCATCAAACATCTTGACAGGAAGATTATAAGATTCCTTTAATGTTAATCCACAGAATATTTGAATACATTTAGAGTTAAGAAAGTTTCCATTGTCTTCAACATCTTCATTCTCCTTTTGTATTTTTAAATACTCTTGATATTGTTTAAGTTTAATAGCTTGTAACTTTTGCGGTACCCTTAATTCTAATTCTACTATTGCCATATAATTCTTTATATAATAAGATAACTAAAAATAATAATTTTGTACCATCCCTTTATTTAGAATAACTATAAATTACTCCATATTTCTTGTATAGGTTGAACAAAAACACTATATTGCAGTTATCTTAATGTAGTTGGAAATCTACAGAACAAGTTCCTAAACTTCTGTCACAAACGTAAGGCAGTTGGTTCAGGTACACTAAGTCAGCTAAGTGATTGCAATGTTACTCTTTTAATCATCTTTTGTAAGCACCCAAACATTATTCAACCTTACCTGCATATTTCTATTTATTTAAAGATGTTTAAGGGGGTGCATGTTACAGCAGAGAAAGATATTTAATGTTTAGTACACATACAATATTGTACAAACTTCTGTTTGCTACTAAAAATCAATTTGCTTATAATTTTCTGGGTTGCCTAATTGAAACAAGTCGTTAGATTTGAGGCACCCCCACCTCAAAATGGTTTGAATTCATAGAAGAGGGCAACTTAGCCCAATATACTTCATTTTACGTTAATATTAAAATAATTTCTGTTAATGTTTTGTTAAAGTTTTAATGACTTAATATAAGAGCTTCTAAGCTACTTTAATAATTAAGTGATATGTTTATATAGGAGAGAGAGAGAAAGTGTCTTAAATGGGAGGAAATTGGATTTGTTTGTTATATCTGAAATACTTAATCCATTTAATTACAAAAGAGTTACAAAAAAAGTCCATTACTTAAAAGAGTAAGTATAGGACATAAAAAAACCCCTAATTAAAGGGGCTTTATAGCGTGTTTAAGGAGGTTTAATGTTATCGGCTTAGTATCTCATCTATTTCATCTGTAATATCATGAAAATCTTCTCTTGCCTTTTGAGATGCGTGTAAACTTGCTAAGGTTTCAGAGTTTATATTTTCTAAATCAAAGCCCATATCAACAGCGATATCAATTGAGCTTCTTAAACTTGCGTCGTGTTCAGATAGATATTTAATAGCTTTTGAGTAGTAAATTATATCAATGTCAAAGCCGTTGTTATCCTCTATTATTTCAAGTAAATCATCTGAATCATTTATATCTTCGCCTATCTTATAACCATTTAAAAAATAATCAATGTCTATTTCTGGCAAATAATCTTCAAATAATTTAATTAAATCATCAATTTGCTTTTCTTGTTTTGTTTGTATTTGTGTGTTCATTTGTTTAGTTTTTAATTAGTAAATATCTATTATTTCATTTTGTTTTATTACAAAGTTACTCCAACCATTGAAGCGAACTGTTGGTAGTTTCTTTTCTCCCCAAGTACCATTAATTTTCCTAGTGGCTTTGTAATTTCCTGAGCGTGTCGGAGACTTAAATTCTATTGTATCCCCAATGTTAAAATTTAATTCTTTCATAGTATTATTTTAAAAGATTAAAAATTATGGTTTCAATTAGTGACTCCCCTAACATTAAAAAAGTTAATACTATTAATGCTGAAGAGTAAACAAATAAAGCAACAAAGATGTTACTGAGTATTATTTTTTCAATTAGCTTTCTCATAATATTAAAATTGAGCAACGTTATTATTTATAACCATTTCATAAATTAAGTTAATAGCACCCATTAAAGATAAGACGCCTAAAGAAATTCCATAAATTTTAACTACTGTTAAAACTATTTTTTGTGTTTTTGTTTGTGTGTTTGTGTGTGTCATTTTATTATTATTTATTATTAATTATACACCAAAGATAAGTAAAATATTTTAATTAACAAATAATTAACAAAAGAAATATTAATTTATATTAATTCTAAATAAGAACATTAACAAATATTTAACTATTTATTTTTGTTTGGTTTGCTACTTTGCAAAGATGAAAAAGAACGCAAAAGTATTATCTAGAATCATTCTAAATAAGAAAATAAAAAGCCCCCGAAAACCTACTGCGTTTAATGATGTACTATGTTTAAGGGGGTACTATGTTTAAGAACCTACTGCGTTTAAATATATTCCCAATTATTATTCTTTAATATCTTAATAGGTTTGCCATTCCATTTTTTACCACCTAAAAACCATTCAAAGTTTTTTTGGTATATCTTATCAAATCCTATTGAATCTAACAAACCATTTAACCTTTCTTTTGTAGTATTGGAAAACCATCCTGCATTAGTAATTATTAAACTACTATACTTTTTATATGCTATTAAGTTACTATGTAAAAATAGTTTTGTAATTGGTGTAATTGAACATTCTCTACCAAACCATACTTGCGTATTATCTTTTGTAAAGTTTTCGTTATTATTAAATTTTTTTACTGCTTGTTTTGTTATCTGTCTCATAATTATAAGTTTTTTGCGTGATGTCTCCAATAATTGAAAAATATTTCTATTTGTTCAATATCATTTTTAAATTCTTTTTGTTGTCCCCTTGCGTATACATTTTCAATTAATTCATTTGTATGCCTTTCTAATTTATTCAAGTCATCAATTAAATATCTTTGCATAGTTCTTAATCTTTCAATATCTTCTGTGTGTGTCATAATTCAATTCTTATTTGTTTATATTCTTTTATTTCTTTTAATATTTCATTTTTATAATCTTTATTAGTCATTAATAAAGCTATTTCGTTAATCCATGATTTATGAGTCATTTGACAATTATTTAAATCTAATTCATAATAATATTCTAAATCATCTTTTAATCCTATATATTCTTGTGTCATAATTTATATTTTTATATCTATTCTATTATTTAATAATTCTATAATTCTAAATATTTGTTCTTCTTTTTCCTCTTTACTTTCAGCAACTTCAGGAACTCGAATCCAAAAATGTGTTGACTGCTTAGGGAAAAATATGTCTTTTATTAAATTGCCAAACTTTCTCATCGGTCTTATTGTTTTATATACTCTGTTTACTTTCATAATTAATCGTTTTTAATTTCAAATTGTAGTTCATCAATCATATCTAAAATAGGTTGAATTAAGTCTATTGTTTCATAGTCATTATTATTTTTGACCAGACTTGAAACAACTGAATAAGCTTTATCAAGTGTTTTAATTGCGTGTTTTGTTTTCATAATGTAAATTTTAATAATTTAAATATAAGGTGAAACTGATTATTATTATTAATGTTATTATTAAATTTATTCTGTGTTGTTTGTTCATTTTATTTCTTTTAATGATTCTTTAATTAAATCTAAATACATTCTTTGCATTTTGTCATTTTCCTTAACTACTTGATGGATAATCGTTGCTAAATCTTTAAATAAATCATCTGTATTCCATACTAGCCATTTATCATCATTAAAACCTACATGCAACTCTCCATCATTACAATATAAAGTGTGAGTGTCATGTATATAAGTATGTCTTTTTGCAACATCCAATTGCTTTTCTAAATCTTTAATCTTTTCTTTTTGTGTCATGGTTATTTTGTTTTAATTATGTCTTCAGCTTTTATTTTTTCATCGATTATTTTACCCTCCAAATCTACTATAGTATAGCCATATGATTTTAATATGTTAATTGATTTTCTAATCTCTTGTAATTTCTCCTGCGTTCTAAAGTGTGCAAAAGTTTCGTTTTCAATGTAGTTCATAATTATTTATTTTTTTCTGTTATATTAATTAATGTTTTAGTGTAATCTCTAAAAAGGTTATTTAATACATACCTTTCGTTTTCTCTTTGCCTTTTGGCTTTACTTAAATTGTGTTTAAATTGTGTTTTTTTCATAGTGTTTTATTTAATTATTTTCTATTATTTCAAAATCTAATTCAAATATATAATTATCAATTTCATCAGAATATTCTTTTAATATATAATCGAACATATATTGCAAGAAAATTTCATCTTCTTTTATAACCTCATTAAAGCCATTGTAAAAGCTTGTAAACCCGTCTCTAGACTTACTAGCTTCATTAACATAATCTATAAATTCCTTACTATTTAAATAAGTATCTTTTAATTTATTAAAATCATTTTCATTAATTTCAGCCTCAATTTTATCGGTTTCGAAATTGTAAAATCTAGGTGAATCAATTTGAATAAACTTTAAATTCAATTCTAAAATATCATTTAATGAATCAATAAACTCATTACAATAACTATTAAAAGTCTCTTTATAGTTTACATTATCTTCATCTATTTCAAAATTCTCAATTCTGTGGTCTATTTCATCAGAGTGAATAGAGTCGTAAAATCCTCCAAAGTCTATTAAAAATCTTGTTTTGTTTAATGTCTTAATCATAGTGTTTTTTTTATTGTTTACCCAAATATATAAACATTTAATTAACAATTCAAAAGCGTTAACAAAACTTTAACAAATTAACCTGTCCTTATTATTGCGTGTGCGTGTATACAAAAAATAATTGAGACTAGCAAAATATTTTTAATATGGCTAATGGATTATTAGCAAAAGATATTTGAATAAAGCAAAAAGTATGTTATTTAGAATGAATCTAAATAGAGGAAAAATGAAGGCAAAATACCTACTATGTTTAAGGACCTACTATGTTTAAGAGGATAGAAAAATACCTACTATGTTTAATGATTACAAAACCTACTATGTTTAAGAACTAAGCTACTATGTTTAACGATTACCTGATAACATACTTTCCTGAGTTCTGACCTTGTATCAAGAACGTAAGTCCATATCTTATAGCATCAATGTAATGTTCATAACCAATATTAGGTTTAGTATTCTTTTCTTGCCATACATAATTGTTTAGCTCTCTTACAATACCATGAGAGTTTCTGTCTACTACAATCTCATAGTCTTGCATCAATGCGATTCCTGACAATATACTTCCTTTCTTTTTTATTGTAGGTCTTATGTTTAAGTCTCCCTTTTGTTTTATCTCTTTGATAAGACGAGGTTCAGAAGAGTCACATATAATTAAGTCAGCTCCACATTCCATCTTATTCTTCATTGCTATTTCAGTCGTGGATAATCCTGCCTTGCCATAGATTTCTTTTACATATAATTTACCTAAAGCTTTATCTACTGATATCTTTACAAGAGTTGTTAAATCCACAGAGAATCCAAAATCTTGACAATAGCAGGTAACTTCTGTTTGTATGTAGTCTCCCACTCTCCAGTTCTTAAAGATGGCACCTTCTGCGGCAGAAAGCCAACCTCCGAGTATTTGATGTTCATACTTATCTGGTCTCTTTAGTTTCATTTGAAATATCTGTTCTAAGAATGAATCAGATAAGTTTTCTTTATTGTCTTTGTAACTTGTGTGTATGTAAGTTGTCTTATTAGAAGAACCATTCCAACCTGAATTTACACCAGTACCCTGAAAGAATCTTTGGTATATCCAGTGTTCTTTAGTTGTAGGATTTAATATTAGTATACATCTATTCTGTTTAGTTTGTGACCTTACAGAGAAATCAATCTTATCAAATGTAGATTCATCTGTTAACTCTTCTGCTTCATCAATAACAAAGGTTGTAACACCATTTAGAGACTTCAGGGCGGCTGTTTGGTTACCACTTGATGTCCTGATACCTTTGAAGATTATTGAGCTTCCTGTGGTCATATTTATGATTTCGTCTTTAGTAATCCTAAAGTGTTCATTGACTCCCATTAAGTCTATCTTCTCAATAAACTCAGGGATAATCGAGGTCTGTGCTGATATCATAGTATACCTAGTAAACAAAACTTTATGTCCTTGTTCATAGGTTAATGATAAAAGGAATACAGCTACACCAAATGATTTACCAGAACCTCTACCTCCAGTACATACAAAGTATCTACTCTTTTCTGTAAACAGAGGACTATATTTATCGTTTAATTTTAGATTATTC